AAAAACCGCTCAAGCCAAGCGGCACAATGGATTGTTACGGTCAACTCAGAAAACTAGGCAAAAAGTCAGTATTGTTGTTATGGTTTTTCAGGCGTAATCTACTGTTCAAACATACAGGTGTGAATCAACAATGAACAGCAAACCATTGGCAACACAGGCCATGCAGGACTTAATCGAACTTTCTGTTTTCGCGCAAACTCATTCCAGAGCCGCCGAAGCTCTCCAGGAACATTTTCAACTCGCCATTCCCGTACTGGTGATTGATGTTGAAGATAACTCCGCAGAAGTCGCAGGGGAGAACGTCATTAGCTTCAAGCTCAATGAAGCTCTTATGGCTCACCTTATTGCACTCAGGGCAGATCAACGGGAACGCCTTAACAGCTAATGCCGCTATATGTGTTGCTTTAGCCTCTTGCTTTGGAAGCAGCGCATCTATGGCCGCATGAAGAGAAACATTCTTAACGCCAAGGATTGCAACCAGTTTTGATAGCGTGGCTGTTTCAGGTATAGATTTTCCCTGTAGCGTTCGGCTTATTGTTGGTTGCGGAACACCTGATAGGCGTGATAGCTCTGCGCCACTCAAAGGCTTGCCATTCCCATAATAGGAAAGCATTGCTGCATTGAGCGCATCGGCTATTTCTTTGGCGGGATTTTTCATACTCTAAGTATTCGTCAGTGAATACGATTTTTCAAGTTGTATTTCATTCGCGTATTGCACAACGCTATCCATTCGCGTATAGTTGCGTTTATGGACACTGCTAAACAGATTATTGACGACCTAATCAGTCGCTTCCAGCTTACGGATAGTGAGATTTCACGGCTCTGCAATAGCAGTCAGCCAACTATCTGGCGACTTCGCAACGAGGCGGTAAAGGAATGCTCTTCTGGCCTTTACATCGCCCTGACTCAGCTACGCAAGTCAATGAACAGAAAAAGACCTTCAAAAGAGAAGTCTGCTGCTTAGTGCAGACAAAACAATGCCCTGCGTCTTAGAGCGCGAACTCTCGGCAGGGCATCAAAGTTACGAGGTAATTATGTCACAAATTGAACAAATAGAGCAATTGACTCTATTCGTGCAGTCAGATTCAGAAAGGATTGTTGCTCAATCAGCAGCAATTTTCTTTGATCTAGACAATCTTGATCTACACGAAAAGGTAAAGGCTATTAACCGTATCCGTTTGGCTTTATCAGGACATAGCCCATTTAGCACTGAGCCGGTTGATTGCGTTCAGTGGATTTTGTCTGATCGCGTTATAGCAAACGATTACAACCCGAATAGCGTTGCGCCTCCTGAAATGAAACTGCTAGAGCATTCAATTCTGGAGGATGGCTATACACAACCAATCGTTACGTGGTTGCGTGATGACATTAACGAAGTTATTGACGGCTTCCATCGTCACAGAGTTGGCAAGGAAAGCGACAGCGTCAGAGAGCGCATTCATGGTTATCTGCCAGCAGTTGTAATCAATAACGACCGTGAGGATAAAGGCGACCGAATGGCCGCAACCATTCGCCATAACCGCGCCCGTGGTGAGCATAAAGTTGATTCAATGGCTGAGATTGTCGTAGAGCTAAAGCGCCGCTTTTGGTCTGACGAAAAGATTGCAAAAGAACTAGGCATGGACTCCGATGAAGTTTTAAGACTTCAGCAGGTTACTGGCTTGGCTGGATTGTTTTCTGACCGTGATTTCTCTATGGCATGGGAAGCAACTTCATTTGAAGAGATAGAGGGCGAAAATGAGCCGTCTTGATAATGGAGAAATTTGGCATCCATATTGGGCATGGGAAGAAGTTAGCCACAATATGTGGGGCGATGTTAATAAACGTGGAGAGTATCTAAAAAAGGCTATTGAATTTACTGGAGACCATAACTTGTATGGCTCTTACATGATTCAAGTTGCCGACCATTGGAAATATTCTTGTGAGCATAACTTAACTAAATCCAACATCAATAAAAAGGCTTGGATTGGTCATGCTGCTGTAGCTCTAGCTATTCAGTGTCCAGAGGACATTGTTAGAGAAGCTTGGGGATACCTAAGCAACCAGCAGCAAGAGTTAGCAAATATGCGCGCACAAGAAGCAATAAACCATTGGGAGGTGAAGCAATGCCAAAGATTGATCTAGGTTTTGATGTATTAACTGCTGCTCAACAGCGCATTGAATGGACGTTTGATAAGTTTGATCGTATCTATTGTTCTTTTAGTGCCGGAAAAGATAGCGGAGTTATGGCGCACCTTGTTTGCCAAGAAGCAAGAAAGCGCGGCAGAAAGATAGGGCTATTTTTCCTTGACTGGGAAGCTCAGTTTTCATTAACGATTGATTTTGCTCGTCAGATATTTGAAGAGTACAAAGACTGCACTGATCCATATTGGATTTCTGTACCTGTTAAGACTTGGAATGCTTGTTCTATGCATGAACCTGAATGGACTGCATGGGATGAGTCTAAGCAGAATCTTTGGGTTAGGGAAAAAGAAGATATAGCAATAAAAGACGGTTCGCAATTCCCGTTCTGGTACGAAGGAATAATGTTTGAAGAGTTTGTTCCTACCTTCGGCCAATGGTATGCACAAGGAGAACCATGCGCCGCTTTCGTTGGTATCAGAGCGCAAGAAAGCCTAAACAGGTTCCGCGCTATTTCGAGAGAGAAAAAGCAGTTTGACGGGAAAATGTATTCAACAAACGTAGTTGAAAACGTATGGAACATTTACCCGATATACGACTGGAAAACTGAGGATATTTGGACGTTTCACGGTAAGACAGGACTGCCATATAACAAACTATATGATCGTATGCACCAAGCCGGAATGACGCTGCATCAGATGCGTATTTGTGAGCCTTTTGGTGATGAATCGCGTAAAGGTTTATGGCTATACCAAGTAGTTGAGCCGGCAGTGTGGGCAAAGTTACTAATGCGCGTAAATGGCGCAAATACCGGAAAGATGTATAGCAATAAGCGCGGCAGCATTATGGGAAACCATACAATCAAACTTCCCGAAGGCCACACCTGGGAAAGTTTCGCCGTTAGTCTTTTGAAAAGCACGCCACCAAAAACAGCAGAGCATTACAAAAACAAAATAGCCGTTTATATCAAGTGGTGGAAAGCTCGCGGATATGAAAATGGCATCCCTGACGAGTCTGATTTAAAGATAGAAAACGCTGGCAAAGCACCTAGTTGGCGTCGTGTTTGCAAGACGTTGCTTAAAAACGACTATTGGTGCAAATACCTTGGTTTCAGCCCGACGAAAACAAGCGCATACGCTAAGTATGCTGACTTAATGGCTAGGCGTCGTCGTGATTGGAACATCTTTCCAGACACGATTATTGGTTAAGGCGAAATGATGCACTATTTCAGCTTCCATATTGGCGACTACGCTTCACACACTCGCCACCTTACGCTAATAGAAGATTTGGCATATCGCCGCCTTCTTGACTTGTACTATTCAAGCGAAAAACCAATCATTCCTGAGCAAGCCGCAAGGCTTGTCGGAATGCGTGAGCAAGCCCAAGAGGTGCTTGCAATTTTGCAAGAGTTTTTCACTGAAACAGAGCGTGGTTTCATCAATAAACGTGCAGATATTGAGATTGATGCGTTCCGCAAACGCTCGGAAAGCGCACGTATATCAGCATCTAAGCGATGGCATAAAGATGGCAGTGCAGACGCAATGCGTTCGCATACCGAACCCAATGCTAACCATAAACCAATAACCAATAACCAAGAACCAATAAAGACAAAAGAAGAGCGCGCTCCGCGCTTTGATGCGCAAGCGCATCTTGTCAGCATTGGGGTTGATGATTCGATTGCTTCAGACTGGATACAAAGCCGCAAGGCTCTGAAGGCGTCACCGACACTAACGGCCATTGATGGAATAGCGAAAGAAGCGGCGAGAGCAGGAATAAGCCTCGCTGATGCTTTATCGACCTGTTGCCAACGAGGGTGGCGTGGTTTCAAAGCGGAATGGATTGCCGAAGATAAAAAGCAACCTAGCTTTGCTGAACAAAGGGAAATCAACACCTCTGCAACGCTCCGCGCCTTGGGTATATCTCGCCAGATGTCTCCAACGCCTTTTGATTACATCGAAGGGAGCAAGGCATGAAACAGAATCTAAAGCACGAATGGGTAGAGCGCATCTTTGCTCGGCTTATCGGGATTTATGGCGCTCAGTTCAAGGCCAAGTTCTCGCAGGTTGAAAACGGTGTTGATGTTGGGATGCTGTTAGCAAAGGAAGCATGGGCTAACGAGCTAGGCGGGTTTCAGGATATGCCTGAAGCCATTGCTTACGCCTTGGATCATCTTCCTACTGAACGCGCTCCGAACGCTTTGGAGTTTCGAGATATTTGCCGCCGCGCTCCCCGTAAGTCTGAATCCGTTGCTGCTATTGAATATCACCCTACAGCCCAAGACAAAGCACGCCATAGCGAAATCGCTCAGAAAGCAACGCAGGCAGTTAAAAGCCAGATTGATGATTTGCATTGGGCGAAGTTTCCAAAGTCACGCAAGGCTATGGAATACATCTTTGACGGCAAGAAACACGCTCGTCGGTTTCCGCAACTGGCAAACATCTTTGACGCTCACGTTGCCAACGGTGTTTGCACTGCTGACGGAAACATGTTGAAGAAGTGGAACGGTTACGAATGGATTAAGCCATGAGATACGAAGTAACCCTAAAGCGTAAGCAGGAATTAAACGCTGTCCAGAATCAACGCCAGCGCCGTGAAACCGTTTCTGCCAACTCTCCGCAGGAAGCCAAGGCAAAAGCCCTAGAGATTAACGGTAACGCTCGTTACTTCACCGTTGAGAGTGTGCGAAATGCTTGATCTATTCGAGGAAACCCTACACCGCGAAGGAATGAAGATTGATAGCGGTATCCCTGAGAAGCAAGCCAAGGACGAAGCGCGGGAAGAAATGCACCGCTGCGAAATCAAATGGGTGATACGTGAATTCTATCCAGATGGCAAAGCGGCTGCGGATTACTTCCTGAGAGTCGAAAAGCATCGTGGAATGGCTCCTGCAAAGCGGTTACGTGATGACTGCCGGGAAG